CGGGCTGGACAACAAGGCCGTCGCCGCGCTGGCGGACGCCGCGCTGGACGCCGCGTCCTCCTCCTCCCGCACCCTCGCCCTCGCCTCCGCGCATCCCGGCGCGCCGCGCGCGGACAGCCTCTCCGACACTGACCCCGCGGACGCTCTCCGGCGCCGCACCTCCAGCGCGTGGGCCGCGCGGAAGGACTCCTGACCATGTCCGTTCAATCCAGCGTCTCCACGCAGGCACAGCTTGCCGTCGCCGGGCAGGTGGACAGCTCGTTCACGCCGCTCAACATCGTGAGCCGCATTGCGGCCACGGCCGTCTCGCCCGGCCTCCTCGCGTGCTTCACCGCAGGCGCGAGCACGATCCGCCACCTCGCGGCCGACGCCGCGGACGTCGATGCCTTCAAGACCAACCTCGCCTCTAGCGCGAGCGCGCAGACGATTTCCGGCGCTGGCCTCAACGGCGTGGTCGGCACGGGCATCATGCGCCAGGCCCGCAACGTCACCATCACGCTCTCGAGCTCGGCCGACTGGGACGCCACGGAGGTGACCGTCTTCGGGCTGGACGCCTTCGGGAGCCCGACCGCCGATACCCTCGAGATCCCCAACGGCGGCAACGCCACGGTCGCGGGCCTCGCGCTGTTTTCCGCGATCACCTCGGTGCAGGTTCCGGCGCAGTCGGGCACCGGCGGGACCGGCACGATCGGCTTCGGTGACCTCCTCGGCCCGCTGGACGGTGCGGCCGCCGGGATCGTGGCCTTCGACTCCTCGCGCTCCGCTCTCGCCTTCGCGGCCGCGGAGGCCGTGCCCGTCGTTCGCGGCGGCCGCGTGTGGGTCTCGAGCGAGACCGCCGCCGCGATCGGCGGCGTGGTCTTCGTGCGCCAGGTCGCTGGCGCGGGCGAGTCTGTCGGCGCGATCCGCGCGACCCCCGACGCCAACGACTGCGCGCTCCTGCCGGGCGCGCGCTTCGCTTCCTCCACCGCCGCCGCGGGCCTCGTGCTCGTGGAACTCAACCTCCCGTGAGCCACAACATGAGCAGCACCCTCGAGAACTCCCTCTCCCTCGGCGCGCCCTCCGGCGCTCCCCACGGCCACGGCCGCGCGGCCCGCGTCGACGCGTTTCACGCTTCGGTGGCCGACCTCAACAAGCGCCTGCACTGGCGCGCGGACGCGACCGGCGTGATTCACCTCGCGCGACAGCTCGAGGATCTGGACGCGAAGCTGTACGACACCCTCTTCCCGGGCGCGCGCGCGGCCGCGCTGATCCCGCAGAAGACCGACGTCGACCCCGGCGCCGAGACGCACACCTATCAGTTCGGCGATATTAGCGGCCGCCCGCGGCCCACCAACGCCGCGATGGGTCGTGACTTCCCGATCGTGGAGATCACCGGCGGGAGCGCCACGATCACCCTCGGGAGCTGGACGTGCGGCTACCGCTACAGCGTCCAGGAGCTCCGCCGCGGCGCCATGTCGGGCCTCCAGATCGATGCGTCGAAGGCCAATGCCGCGCGCAAGACCATGTCGCTCAACTTCGAATCGGTCATGGCGATCGGCTCGAGCGACTACGGTTTCAAGGGCGTCGCGAACGCGGCCAGCGTCTCGCTCGTGACCGCCACCACCGGCACGTGGAGCAGCGCCACCGCGCTGCAGATGATCGGCGACGTCGCGAAGGGAATCCGCGCCATCAAGGTAGATTCCAAGGGCGCGCACGTCTGCAACCTCGTGGTGCTCCCTCCGAGCCTGATGGCGCTCCTCGAAATCACCCTGGTAGCCAACACCGCGGTGACCGCGATCGAACACCTCCGCCGGACCTATCCCGGGATCGCTTTCGAGGAGTGGGCGCTCCTCGAGGACGCGGGCGCCTCGAGCGTCGCGCGGATCGTGTTCGCGGAGCGCTCGCCCGACAACTACTCCGGCATCAACGTCGTCGAGTTCGAAGCGCTGGCGCCGCAGCTCGAGGGGATGGACTACGTCGTCCCCTGCCACCAGCGCCTCGGCGGCGTGATGGTGCGCTACCCGCTCTCGCTCCGCTACATGGACGGGTGCTGACCCCATGCGCGTGGTGAACCGCCACACGGCCTCAATCGATCACCTCGCGCCGGGCGCGGAGGGAGACCTCCCGGACTCTCCCGCCGTCCGCGCGCTGGTGTCCGCGGGGCTCCTCGAGGTGTGCGCGGCGGATCACGTGCTCGAGTCGCCGGTGGAGGTGGGAGACACGCTCCCGCCTCCTGCGCCGGTCCCGTCTCTCCCCTCGCCTCCTCCTCCTCCTCCTCCTCCTCCTCCTGCGAAGAGCCGTAAGCGGTGAGCGTCACGGCCGCCAGCCTCAAGGCGCGCTTCCCGGAGTTCGCTCCGGTGGCGGACGCCGTCGTGACAGCCAATGTCACGAGCGCCACGCTCCGCACGAGCTCCGCGGTCTTCACCGCGGAGGCGATCTTCGACGAAGCAGTCCTCCTCCGCGCTGCGCATCAACTGGCGTCCTCGCCCGGCGGGATGGCCGCGCGTCTCGAGGGCGTGGCGCTCGCGTCTCCCTCGAGCGTGGCCGCGGACCTCGGCCGCACCACCTATGGCGCGTCGCTCCTCGCGCTCCTCCGGGAGCGCGCGGGCGGCCCCCATCAAATCGGGTGCGGGCCCCTCGCATGACGGCACGCGTCGCCGTCACCGATCGCGGGGCCGACGGGCTCCTCTCGCGACTGCGACGCGCGGTCGGCGCACGCGTGCGCGTCGGCGTGCTCGAGGAGGCCACGAAGACCTCGAGGGAGGAGGAGGGCTCTCCCCTCACGCTCCTCGAGGTGGCCGCGATTCACGAGTTCGGCGCGCCCGCCGCGGGCATCCCGCAGCGCAGCTTCATCCGCGCGGGTGTGGACGCGCAGCTTCCCGAAATCCAGCGTGTGCAACGAGCGCTCGCGGCGCAGACGATCCGCGGAGCGCTCACGCTGGACGTGGCGCTGGACCGGCTCGGAGCCAAGGTGGCAGCGCTCCTCCAGAATCGAATCGCCGCCGGGATCGATCCGCCCAACTCCGCCGCGACGATCGCGCGGAAGGGCTCGAGCAAGCCGCTGGTGGACACCGGGCAGCTCAAGGCCGCCATCACCTGGCGGGTGCTCTCGTGAGCCTCTCTCGCGCCACCGCGGAGCCCGCACTCCTCGCGTGGGCCGCGCTCGTGACGGGCGCGGACGCGTCCGTGTGCGCGTGGGAGAACGCGCCGCGCGTCGTCCACACCGGCACGCTCGTGCTCCTCTCGGAAGTCTCGCTCGCGGCGCGCGGCGCAGACGGCGCGGAATGGAGCTATGCGGCCGCCGCGGACCCGCTCGAGGAGTTCACGGAGACCGCCTCCGGGTCGCGCGTGTGGACCGTCCAAGTGTCCGTAGAAGTACACGACCAGCGCGCCTCCACCAGCGCCCGGCACGTGGCGCAGCGCGCGGTCACGCGGGCGCTCTGGTCTCGAGCCCGCGCGATCCTGCGGCCCGCGGGACTCGCCCTCGCTTCCGTCGGACCTGTCACCCGCTCGGACTATCGCGTTGACGGCCGCGTGGTCTCTCGCGCGGTGTTCGAGGTCGCTCTCAACACGCTCGCGCTCGAGGCGGACCTCGCCGGTCGCACCTCTCGAATCGCCACCGTCGTCGCCACCACGTCCGTGCGCGATCCCGGCGGTGCGCTCCTCCCCTCCGTGCTCCAACCGCAAGGGACAATCGGCCCATGAGCTTCGCAGACGACATTGCCTCCGTCACGATCACGCGCGCCAACGTCACGCCCTCTCGCGCGGGCTTTGGCACGCCGCTGGTGGTGGCCTATCACAGCCTCAACGCGGATCGCGTGCGCACGTACTCCAGCCTCGCCGGGATGGCGGCCGACGGCTTCCGGTCGCACGATCCGGCCTATCGCGCGGCCGCGGCGATCTTCGCGCAGACGCCGCGCCCGCGGCGGGTGAAGGTCGGCCGTCGCGCGCTGGCGCCCACGCAGACGATCCGGCTCACGCCGGTGGCTCCCTCGGCCGGTGAGGTCTACTCGCTCGAGGTCGCGGGCCTCGCGGTGAGCTTCACCGCGGACGGCACGCCGACCGTGGCGGAGGTCTGCGCGGGCCTCCACGCGGCCGTCGGGGCCCTCGCCGTCGCCAACGCCATCGTCGCGACGGGCGCCTCGAGCGCCTCCTCGCAGACGATCACCGGCGCGAGCCTGGACGGCACCGTGGGATGGCGCACGATGGCCACCGCGCGGCACATCACGCTGACGCTTTCCGCCGACGCGCACTGGGACGCGACCACGGCCGTGCTCGCGGGTCGCGACGTCGACGGCAACGCGATCACGGAGAACCTCGCCATCCCCAACAACGGCGGCGTGACGCTCACGAGCACCAAGCGCTTTCGCACCGTCACCTCCCTCACGATCCCGGCGCAGTCGGGCACCAACGGCACCTTCACCGTCGGCGTCGGAGCGCCTCTCACGAGCACGGACAACAGCACGCACGTCACGCTTACCGCGCACGCGGCGGGCGACCACAGCTCCCTCAAGCTGGTGTCGAAGAGCATCGCAAGCACCGGCGTGTACAACCTCTCGCTCTTGGACGTGACGGCGGACCCCGGGATCGCCACGGACCTCGCGGCGATCCACGCGGCCGACCCCGACTACTACGCCCTCCTGCTCCCGGAAGGCGCCAGCTCGGCCGTCGCCGTGGCCGCCGCGGGGTACGTCGAGACGCTGCGGCGCATCCTCGTGCTGCAGACCTCCGACGCCCTCGCGTGGTCCGCCTCGAGCGTCTCCGACGTGGCCTTCAACCTCAAGGCCGCGGGCTACACGCGCACAAGCACGTGGGCTTACCCGCACCTCGGCCTCGCAACGGGACAGCTCGCGGCCGCGCTCCTCGGCCGGTGTCTCCCGCTGGACCCCGGATCGATCACCTTCGCTCACAAAGAGCTGGCGGGCGTGACCGTCGACAGCCCGACGGAAACGCAGCGCGCGGCCCTCGAGGGGAAGAACGCAAACCACTACACGGAGATCGGCGACGGCGGAAACACCTTCCCTGGCAAGAGCGCGGAGGGCGAGTGGATCGACGTGATTCGCGACCTTGATCGCAGCTTCGATCGCCTGCAGACCTCCGTGCTCTCCGTGCTCCGCTCGAGCAACAAGGTGCCGTTCACGGACGACGGCATCGACGTTGTCGGGAACGCCCTCCGCGGCGCTCTCCGCGCGGACGTCACGGACGGGATCTACGCGTCTTTCACCGTGACCACGCCCGCGGCTTCCGCCGTGTCCTCGGCCGACAAGGCCGCGCGCAGTCTGACCGGCGTCACCTTCACCGCGACCCTCGCGGGCGCGATTCACGTCACCAACATCACCGGCACCGTGAGCGTCTAATGACCCTGCGCAACTACGACAGCAACGAGTTTTCGGTCTCCCTCGGGAGCGTCGTGATCAACAGCGGCCGCGGAGCGGCGGTCTTCTTCAGCCTCGAGCCGCTGGCGGAGGACTTCACCACGCAGCGCGGCGCGGACGGCGAGGTGACGCGCTCGCGCAGCAACAACCGCGGTGCCGTGGTCAAGCTCACCGTCATGCAGACTTCGCAGGCCCACCGGGATCTCCACGCGCTCCGCGCGCTGGATCTCGCGGCGCCGAACGGCGCTGGCGTGGCGGCGTTTCAAGCGCGCGATCGCCTCAACGGCCTTCGCTTCGAAGCCGAAAAGGCGTGGATTCGAAAGGCTCCCAACGAGGGATTCGGCCGCGAGGCCGCGGAGCGCGAGTGGGAGCTCGAGCTGGGCGAGTTCGAGGTGGTTGACGAGGTCGCGGGCGTCTGATGCGCGAGCCGCAGCGCACCACGATCGGCGCGTGGGTCTACTCCGTGCGCCCGCTCCCCGCGGGCGCGGGCCTCGCGCTCATGGCGCGCCTCGCGCGGATGGCTGGGCCGGGCGTCGCCGGGCTCCTCGAGGGAGGAGGAGGAGGCGCGATCGGCCGTGCTCTGGCGGGGCTCCTCGAGCGCGTGAGCCCGGACGAAATCGTGGAGGTCGCGCGACAGCTTGCGGGCACCACGGAGGTTTCGCAGCCCGGCGGCCGCGCGCCCGCGCAACTCTCGGAGGTCTTCGACGTGCACTTCGCGGGCGATTACCTCGCGCTGGTAGACTGGCTGCGCTTCGCGCTGGAGGTCAACTTCGGCCCTTTCGTCGTCGCGCTGGCCACGCGTCTCGGCCGCGCCGCCCCTCCCGCGGCGTGAGCGTGGCGATCCCGGCGCACGTCCCTTGGCTAGTCCACCGCGTCGCGGTCTCGAG